GGTCACATCATACAATTCTAACCTAAGTTATACCTACACTCTGTAATAAAATGCTGCTGAATTTAGTGATCTTGATCTTTTGGACATAACTTGTATTATCTGATCTACATAGTCTACTACAGTATAAAAAACTTGCCACCATTTTTTCCAGTTAATTCGCATCATCCGTTCTGTCTGTGGTGCAGTAGTTGGATCAGCAGTTATATCGAGGATGTCAGAACCACCAACTTGTATAACGGCTACGTTTTCTCTTGGTCCCAATTTCTTACAGTTTCTAATAGTACACGTTGCTGTTGTGACATCCAGCTTATGATTAACGCCATCAACCACGTCAGTAATTACCAACTTTTCAGCTGTCGCAACTTCTTCAAAAGTTGTAGCATCAGTTGTCAAGCATCCAATTCCAAGAGTTTGTGTATTAAGTGGACATACTTTAATTGTACATGATGAGCCCATTGATATCCATTTATTCGCTTCGTCAGTTTGCTGATAATAATACAGAGTAATATCCATTGGATTACACAACCATTCGTTTAATATTAGATCCGCAAGTTCTGACATATCCAATTGCAACGTCGCGTCATATTTCATTAGTACTACGTTATAATCACAATACAACTGCGGATCAACAGAAAACGATGCAATGTTAGTATATTCTTTAAAATATACGGATCCAGTTGGCCACCCTTTCGTAAGAAATAGTTGTGACAGTGTGTCTTTCCATGAATTATCGTTTATTTCAGTCGCAGCCTCAGTCGGATAATATAGGCAAAGTGTAGAAGTGAGGAATGTTTCTTCTTGCGTTGAATTAGCGTATGCAGTGTCCATGGAGCCTGTGATTGGAAGATTAATACCATAATTTTGTGCTCTGAGAAATGGTGACAATATCACAATTATAAAAAGAAATCTATAAATTATAAAGTCCATTATTCTAGTTAATGATTTAAGTATGTAATTTAGTAGAATAATCGATATCAGAAAGGTTAGAACTGTGGTATATTCAATACCATACATTAAAAGGAGCTAACCGCTAGCCAAACGGAAATTCTCTCTTTTAAAGCC